CTTGATTGGCGCGAGGAATATGGTCGCGGCGGTACTGAGATCGGTATTGGCCGTGCGCGTGATATTGTCGCAGGGCGGCAGCTATCTGAGGATGTTGTCAAGAGAATGTACAGCTTTTTCAGCCGTCATGAGGTTGACAAGCAAGCCGAAGGCTTCCGTCCCGGCGAGGAAGGCTATCCATCCAACGGGCGCATAGCTTGGGCGCTTTGGGGTGGGGACGCTGGGTTCTCATGGTCAAAAGATAAGGTAAACTCTATGGAAGAAAATCGCGCTGCCCCTGACGGGCTTAAAGTTGGTGATTTTGTTGAATGGAACAGTTCCGGCGGCAAAGCCCGTGGGCAAATCGAGCATATTATGCGCGATGGCGTGCTTGGTATTCCCGATAGCGAATTTTCAATCAATGCGACTGAGGACGATCCCGCTGCATTGATCCGTATTTTCCGTGAGGGTGAAGCTACCGAAACCTTGGTCGGTCACCGCTTTTCAACGCTTACAAAGATTTCAGACATCCGTTCTTCGGAAGAAGTCCAGCACCAGTTGAATGATGGTGATTTTGATGGTATTCATTCTGAAGAAGCAACTGAGGATCAGTTAATGTCGGACGAAGAGAATCGTGCAACGGTCAAGATCGAGATAGAGATCGACACCGAAGAACATTCTGAAGTTGAAGATATGCCTTCTGAAGATATGCCTTCAGAAGATGTGCTTGTTGAGGACGCCTCAGAGGAGCGTAAGGCCCCTGTTGAGGTGTTGCATCGTGCCATCGACATGGAAGCGAAGGCCGTCAACGAGAAAAAGCGGACGGTTGACATCGCTGTCTCGTCTGAACTGGCGGTTGACCGCTCATTCGGAAAAGAAATTTTGGTTCATGAGATGGGCGCTATTGATTTAGCGTTCCTCGCATCGGGCCGCGCACCACTGTTGCTCGATCATGATATGGAGCGTCAGATTGGTGTTATTGAATCTGTGGAACTCTCTGGGGACCGCGTGCTTCGAGCCAAAGTCAGGTTCGGGCGCTCGGCACTTGCTCAGGAAGTATTCCAAGATGTTGTTGACGGTATTCGGTCGAACGTGTCGGTTGGGTATCGCGTCAACAAAATGGAGCGGTCCACGACGAATAAGGACGAGTACCTTGTTCGCTCTTGGTCGCCCCTTGAGGTATCTGTCGTTTCAATCCCTGCTGACCCGTCAGTTGGCGTGGGTCGTAGCGCGGCTGCTCTCGAACCCAAACCCACCGTTGAACCATCCATCAAGAAGGAAGTCAAAATGACTGACGAAGTAAACTTGGATGCGGTTCGGGCCGAAGCAAATGCTGCTGCCGCTCGTAACGCCTCCGACATCATCGCGCTCGGCGCACGCCACAATAAGCGTGACCTCGCTGACGCAGCCATCCGTTCGGGCAAGACCATTGAACAGTTCCGTGGTGAACTGCTCGAAGTAATCGGTTCGGACAAGCCACTTGAGAACGAAACCATTGGTCTGAACAGCAAGGAAGTTCGTAGCTTCTCCATCGTTCGCGCCATCGCCGCTCTCGCAAACCCCGGTGATCGCCGTCTGCGCGAAGCTGCTGCATTTGAGTTTGAAGCCTCAGAAGCTGCTGCACAGCGTTATGGTCGCTCGGCTCAGGGTCTCATGGTTCCAGTTGACGTTCTCGGCGTCTGGAAGCAGCGTGACTTGAACACCAGCGATGACAACGAAATCGTTGCAACCAACTTGCTTGCTAACGAGTTCATCGACGTTCTGCGTAACTCGGTTTCGGTTATGGCCGCTGGCGCTCGTATGCTTCCCGGTCTGCAAGGCAACGTAGCAATCCCTAAGAAGACTGCTGCTTCGTCGGGCGGCTGGATCAGCACAGAAGGCGGTGCAGCCTCTGAATCAGAACCAACCTTCGGCACAGTGTCGTTGACGCCAAAGAATGTTGGTGCTTTCACCGACATCACCCGTCAGCTTATCCTTCAGTCAACTCCGGCTGTTGAAGCACTGGTCCGCGACGATTTGACACAGGCTCTGGCCTTGGCAATCGACAAGGGTGCATTGGAAGGTTCGGGATCGTCCGGTCAGCCAACTGGTATCTTGAACACCTCCGGTGTCAACAAGCCAACCAGCTTTGCTGCCGCCGTTCCAACCTTTGCCGAAATGGTTGCTTTGGAAACTGCTATCGCAGAAGACAACGCTCTCATGGGCAACTTGGCCTACATCACGGACGCAGCCACTTACGGCGGTCTGAAGACGAAAGCCAAGGACGCTGGTTCGGGCATGTTCGTCCTCGAAAACGGTCAAGCAAACGGTTACAACGTAATCCGTTCGCAGCAAGCAACCGCTGGAAATGTTTATTTTGGGAATTTCAGTGACTTGCTGATCGGTATGTGGGCTGGCCTCGACATCTTGGTCGATCCATACACCGCTTCGTCGAGCGGAAATGTTCGCGTTCGTGCGATCCAAACCGTTGACGTTGCTGTTCGCAACGCAGTGTCGTTCGCTTACAACAACGACGGCGCGTAAGAAATGTTGGGGACCGGGATTTGGAAGTCATCTCGGTCCCCGACTTCTCAGGAGGTTTTCATGCAATATAAATGTGTTCGTGGTGTTGTTACATCGCAAGGTCCGCTTAACGCGGGTGATATTGTTACGCTTCCTGCCAGCGAAGCATTGGTCCTTTTGGCCGATAAGAAGCTGGAGATTTACGAAGAGGTCCGTGTTGCTGCGCCGCCAAAGGTTGAGAACCGTGACCCCGTGATCTCGCGTGGATCAAAGCGCAATGGGCGTTGAGTCCGCCGCTGATATTTTAGATTTCTTCGAGGTCGATGACTTTGCGGAGGTTGCCACCTACACGCGAGTGGGTGGCAATGCTGTATCTGTGACTGGCATCTTTGACGAGCCACAGGCCAGCCGCAATGCCACCGATCTGATCGACATCACAATCCCATCCCCCCAGTTCGTTTGCCGCACGGCTGACGTTCCTTTGGCGGCTGACGGGGACGCGATTGTCATTCGCACTGTCAGTTACACTGTTCGCGTTGTTTTGACCGACGGCACTGGCGTATCGACGCTGATACTCGAAAAGGTATAATATGAGCCATGTGAGGCAACAGATTAGGGACCGTGTTGCGACACTGGTAACGGGTTTGCCTACCACTGGCGCGAACGTCTACAAGATGCGCCGCTATGCACTTGACGATGCCAAGCTGCCAGCCATCTGCGTCTACACGATGGACGAGAGCAGTTCGCTAATCACAATCGGCACTCGCACGCTGCGCCGGGTCATCAACCTGGCGATTGATATTGTGATCAAGGGGACCAGCACTGCGGTGTCGGATTCCATTGACACCATCTGCGTGTCGGCTGAAGAAGCCATCGCTGCGGATTTCACTCTTAATGGCCTCGCCAAATCTTGCATTTTGACTAGCACTGAGATAGATATTAATGTAGAAGGCGAAAAATCAATTGCATCCGCAAGGCTGGTCTACACCGTAGAATACATCACCAGCATAACGGATGTGGAGACAGCACGATGAAAATGGTTAAAGTCTATAACAAAACTGGCGATGAGATACTCGCCTGTGAAGTTGATCTGGACCGCTATGCTCAGATCGGCTGGACGCCCGTCAAAGAAAAGCCCAAGGCGAAGCCAGCGGCTAAAGAGGAGACTGAGTAATGGCAACGCATACTGGTTCAGAGGGAACTGTTAAGGTTGGCGCGAACGCCATTGCTGAAATCCGTTCCTATTCGCTTGAGGAAACTGCTGACACCGCCGAAGATACTTCGATGGGCGACAGCTATCGCACGTTCAAAACCACGCTAAAAGCATGGACTGGCTCGGTTGATGTGTTCTGGGATGAAACCGACACAAACGGTCAGGTTGCTCTTGCAGTTGGTTCTACGGTAACGGCAAACTTCTTCCCAGAGGGTGCTTCGGCAGGTGTTTCGGAAAAATATTACACTGGAGAAGCAATCGTTACAGGCAAGACCGTAACTGGCAGCTTCGACGGTATGGTCGAATCCACAATCACGCTTCAAGGCACTGGTGCTTTGACGCTCTCCACCTTGGCGTAAGGACTATTTAGATGGCAACGCATACTGGCTCTGAGGGAACTGTTAAGGTTGGATCAACCAACAGCATCCTTGAAATCCGTTCCTACTCGGTTGAAGAAACATCTGATACTGCGGAAGACACCTCAATGGGTGACAGCTACCGCACCTTCAAGAGCACCTTGAAGGCATGGACGGGTTCGGTTGACGTATTTTGGGATGAAACCGACAGCACTGGTCAAGGTGCTCTCGTCGTTGGCTCAGAAGTGACTGTTCGCTTCATGCCAGAAGGTTCAGCATCCGGTGACACCTATTTGACAGGCAGCGCCATCGTAACTGGCAAAACTGTCACAGGCAGCTTTGACGGCATGGTTGAATCCACAATCACTCTTCAGGGTACTGGTTCACTGAGTGCTGCTACGGTCTAATTTCAAAGGATATAGTTTATGAGTATTTCAAAGCGTATTGCAGAGCGTACATCGACCAAGACGCATATCGAGGTCGCAGAATGGGGTGAGAAGGGGTCGCCGGAAAAAGTTTATTACGGCCCCCTGCTTGCTGGTGAATTGAACCGCATCCAGCGCAAGCATCCCCAATTCCTTAATAACGCATCGTTTGAGGCGATGGTCGATCTGATCATCCTCAAGGCGGAGAACGGCCAAGGTGAAAAGCTATTCACGCTTGAGGATAAGGCTATTCTGATGCGTGAAGAGGTTGGTGTTATCTCGACTGTGGCCGCTGCGCTTATGAGCGGAACCAGCGTCGAGGAGCATGAAAAAAACTAACAGACGATCCGTTTAGGTTCAATTTACTGACCTTGGCGGATCGGCTTGGCAAAAGCATCTCAGAGATTGAAGAAATCTCAATAGACGAGTATAACGAGTGGGTCGCTTACTTTAAGCTGGACGCAGAGAGGCAGAAAAAGCGTGGCTCAGGACCAAAGAGTTGAGTTTCTATTCGCGGCTCAGGTTTCTGGGCAGGAGCAGCTTCAGAAGCTAATATCTTCTGTTGACTCGCTGCGCAAAGAGACTGAGCAGTTGAAGTCTGCCAACTCTGGCCTGACATCATCCACCGAAGCCGTTATTCGTAATGGCGTTCGCTACAATAATGCTCTTGACGCCCAGTCCAAGGCTCTTCGTAATAGCCGCATGGGTACTCAGCAGCTTGGGATGCAAATCAACGACTTTGCGACCAGCGTGTCAACTGGCGCAAGCCCAGTTCAAGCATTTAACCAACAGATAGGTCAAGTCGGTATTGCTATGTCCATGATGGGCGGCGCGGCTGGAGCAGTCGGTACATTTTTAGCAGGTCCATTTGGCGTTTTTGTTATTGGCGCAGCAATGGGCCTTGGCTTTCTGGCAGAAAAATTTGGCTTGGTTGGCGAAGAAAGCAAGAAAACAAAAAGTGATATCAATAGCCTAACTGATAGCTACAATTTGCAAACTGCCTCTGTTGAGGATTTGGCGGCAATTGATGAGTTGTTGGTTAAAAATAATCGTGACATTGCACAGACTGCTATACAGGCTGCAAATGCCAGCGCCATTGTCACTGCTCGGTATCGGGACCAAGCAGAGTCTGCCCTGCAACTTGCCCGTATTGAGGCAGCGCTTGCCAGAACAAAGCTGAATGGTATTATTGCCATTGGCGAAGCAAACACAAAATATCAGGATGCTCTTTCTGGCTCAGAGGCGTTCGCAAATATTGGTCAAGACAATCAGAACACAACAAGGCAACTGGCTAATGCCAAGAAAGCAGAAGCAGCTTTAGGGGTATTAGAAAAGCGTTTAGAAGGCTACACAATAGCAACAAGAAAGTCACAGGCGGAGGCCTACACCCTTTCTGCTGCAATGGGTACTTCGGCAATGGCCGCTGAAAAGCATGAGCAAACTATAAACAATTTGCGCAATGCTTATGCCAATGGGAAAATATCTCAGGATAATTTTATAAGGTCTGTGGACGCTGAGAACGCGTCATATAAAAAATTGCAAGATTCGATGAAAAAGGTTCGCGGTAAAACGCGCACTGGTAAATCTGATTTTGAAAAGCAACAAGAAAAAGAATTGAAGTCAATTGAAGCCTTCATGGATAAAATCGGCAAAATTGGGATGAAGGAAATCCCTGCTTACCAGCGCGAGATTGCCATGTTGGAAAAAGACTTCATGGAACTGTCCAAGGCTGGGCAGAAGGCGACCATTGAGCCGTTTAAGGCTGCTGTGGAGTCGATTGAGATGAACGCTTACAGCGATATGCTCAAGGATGATCTCAAAGAAGCAGACCGCATTGTTAAAGACGCTTTCCCCAATATGGGTGAACTACCTGTTAGCAAAGAAATGGAAGCAATCATTTCTAGGAACGAAGAGTTAAATGCTTCATTTGATGCGGTTGGCAACGCTGTAGCAAATTCGTTTAAGGGTATGTTAACAGGCGCAATGTCATTCAAAGATGCTATGAAGGGCATCATCAGCGCGGTAATCGATGAGTTGTTCCGCTTGTTTGTTGTTCAGCAGATTGTCGGTGTTGTTAGCGGTGCGATTAGTTCGACCTTTGGTATTCCAGACCCAACAAAGAAGGCAATAGGTGGCTCAGTAGGTAAGAACAAACCTTACATGGTCGGTGAGCAAGGCCCAGAGTTGTTCATCCCCGGCGGCAGCGGCACGATCATCCCTAATCGCAACTTGTCCAGCGGCGGTGGCGGTAGCCCTATTAACATCAGCGTCGATGCGCGTGGCGCTTCAGACCCAGCGGCTGTTCGCGCTCAGGTGCAACAGGGTATCCTTGAAGCGGCCCCAGCAATCATCGCTGCGGCGGAGTCGCGCACGGTTGCAGGGCTTCGTAGGCCGCGCCTCGGTGGAGTTATGCAGTAATGGCAACAATATCCTTCCCCTCGTCCCCTAAGCCCAATGGCATGACATGGCGCTTGGTCATGCCATCGCAGACCAATGTGTCGGAATGGACTGGTCGCCGCCAGACCATCGCATCTGGCCGTGGCTGGTGGGAGTGCCAACTGTCATTGCCCCCAATCGTGGGAAGCGCAAATGTCAATCCGTGGCGCTCGTTCATAGCCAAGGCCCGTGGGAAAGCTAACGATTTCCAAGTGCCTGTTGATCCCACGCCTCAGTCTACTCTTGGCAGTCTGCCAACCACAAACGGTGTAAACCAGACGGGTCGGGCGATTGCCACAGACGGTTGGCCGGGTAACGCAACTT